CTGATGGCCTCCAGCACGTTCTGCTGGAAGCGAGCCACAGTTACCCGGACCATGCCGCCGGGGGCCTGGGTTGAATGGCCGAACTCCAGCGGGATGGCATAGGGCAAGTTGTTGATGACGTAGGCCATCTGGCCGGCGGTGAAGTCACTCATCGCAGCAACCAGCGCGGCAGTGGTTTCGTCGCCGCTTGGGTCTACCTCGTCGAAGGTAACGCTCTCGACCACGCCCAGCGAGATGTGCCAGTTAGCACGGAACCGGCCGCCGACGTAGCCCTCAGGCGCCTTGACGTCCATGCCGTCGTTGAGCTTGCGGCCCTTCTTCAGCCTGCCGCCTTTCGTAAGGTTGGCAGGATCACTGCGCAGCGCGCTGTTGTGGTCGTCGACGGCCTTGTTGTACTGGGTCGCGACGGCGTTCTCGGCCCAGATCTCCGGGTTACCCACGGGAGACATGCGAATAAGGCTGCTACTGACCTCGATGATGATCTCGCGCACGCTGGCGTCGATGGCTTCGCTGGTTTGGACCGCGAATTCGGCCAGGCTCAGGGCGAAGCTGCCGGATTGGCCGGAGCCTGCCCGGCTCATGACCGCACCTGCAGTTCATACAGGATCGGCGTACTGGCGGGGTTTACCTCTTTCATCGGTGGGACGATTGCCCAGGTGCGCCCCTGGGCGACAACCTTATCCAGCAGACCGGGCGACCAAGCCAAGCCCTGCGCGGCGATCTTGAGCTTCTTGTCGCCCTGCCTGATGAGGCTGTTGTTCTGGAATTCTTGGCCGGTGAAGTCGAGCAGGATGCCTTGGGCGGTTTGCTCGACGGTTGCCCCCGGCGCCTCGCCGCCCGTCTCGGGGTCGTACTCACCCGGCTCCGTCTTGCTGATTGTCACGGGCTGGCCGAACTCTGTGATCATCTCCAGAGCCATCACGGCCATTTCGTCGTAGAAGGCCATGGTGGCTCCAGATGTAAAAAGCCCAGCAGGGTCGCTGGGCTTTATCGATACTCAGGCGGAGGGTTAAGACTCGCCCAGCGACTTTTTCCTTGCGTTTCTCTCTTCAAAAAGCTTATCCGCGAGAGCTGCGGCAACTAGAACGGCTCTGTCGTGACCGCCGTCAAGATTAGCAACAGCGGCAAGGGCTGCTGCTGCATATTTATCCCAAATTTCCAGCTCGTGAACCGTAAGCTTAAGCGACATGAAATACTCCTCCCTGTATTGAAGGGTTAAAACTATCTCACGCTCGGACAGCGAACAAGCCCCTCCTCTTCAGATAGTCGGCAAACTGCGTAGCACTCGGTCGATCCGGCGCCGCCGGCAGCAGCCGATTGCTGGTAGAGGGGATCGACGCATACTGCCGCGTTACAGCCCCCTCAACTCGGTCCAGCAGAACGGCGCCTTTGCGCTTCTCCACCGGGTCGATATCGTCCTGATGAATCTCGGCGGCCAGGGCCATCTGGCCGTACTGAATCCGCGCCGGCAGGTAGTTGTTTGGCTTGATCTGGCAGTCCAGCTCAACACCCCGGCGCGGCCAGGCCAGGGCTTGCTCGCTGCTCATCTTGCGGCCTTTCCAGGTCTTGCCATCCATCGCCAAGGCAGCCCGGCGCAGCAGCGCTTCCTGCTCGGGAACACCTGCGGGGATGACCGTGCCGAACTTCACGGCATACATGGCCAGGTCCTCGGCGCTCGCGTAGCTTTCGGCGTCAGGCTTGCCGGTGCCGTCCTCGATGATCAGGGCCATGAGTTATTCCGCGGGAATGAGTTTTACAAGGTCAGCTTTCGGCGCCTTCGGGTCGAACTCGACACCTTGGGCAGTCAGCCATTCGCGCAATTCTGCCACACCCATCTTCGCCGGGTTGGTTTCAGCACCGTCTTCTGCGTACTCGGCCTTTAGCTTGGCCTTAGGCGGGCTTTCGGCTTCGTTGTCGCGGCTTTCGGTCACGCTCGCATCGATGATGCGCAGACCGGCCTTCTTGGCCAATGCCTTCACATCGTCTTCGTAGCGGTGGAATGGGCCCGGGAGATACCAGACATTGTTATCAGTCATCGTTGCTACTCCAGTCGGCCGGGGCGCCATGCCCCGGCGCAGCTATTGAGGGTTTACTTGGAGGCGTCACCGATCAGAGCCACACCGGCGGTGTGCTTGATGCTGGTGGCGGTCTTGTCCCAGTTGGTACCGGTGGCCAGTTCGGCGTCGGTTGGAGACTTGCCGCCGGTGGTGGTGTCCCAGGTGTAGCCCTTCAGGCCCAGGCCGAAGGTGTAGTCGGTCTGGAGCGTGGTTTCGATTCGCTCCTTGCCGTTGGTTGTCTGGACGTTGCTGATGATGTCGCGGCCGTCGTGGACCAGCGCAGCGCCTTGCACCAGGGACAGGATGATTTCTTTGTTCGGGGTGCCGGCCTGCATCAGCGCCGGGGCATCCGTCACCACGGAGATCTTGCCCAGAATGTCGATCACGCGAACGTTACCGGCCTGGAACAGCTGGTTCTGGTTTGCCAGGTTCTGGCCGACCAACTTGTGGTAGCTGGTGCCCTGCATCACCTGGGTTACCAGGTTCTGGCTTGCGTCGCCGAACTTCGCGTGGGCGTTGTTCAGGCCGGCGTAGGTGATGCCAGCGGTAGCCGACACATCGTTGACGGCAGCAGCCTGGGCGGTGATAGCAGCAACCAGGGCGGCGATCGCGGTGTTCAACTGGTCCTTCAGCAGGATTTCAGCGAACGCGCGGCTGGCGACTTCGATGCCTTGCGCGGTTGGGCGCTCCAGCCAGGTCATTTGCGACGGCTCGTAGCGGATCGGACCGAAGCCGCCGGCTACCTTCACCGAAGTGTTCTTCAGTTCAGTCAGGTCGGTTGCAGCGACAGTAGCGTTCGCGCTGTAGCGATCCACACGGCGCTGGGCAGCGGACAGGGTCTGGAAGAACGACTCCTGGAGGAAGTCACCAGTGAAGCCGTCCGGCGAAAGCACGATTGCACCACGGCTTGCGGCGTTGAAAGCGGCGAGATACTGATCCAGCGTCTCGAGAGTCGCCGGCATGATGTATTCGTTGAAAACCTGCATTTGCGACAGGGACATGAGTTATTTCCTTACGATTGTGGGAGATCCGGGAACCGGCTCGCGATCGCGGCCTGTCGTTCCTCTTTGGTGCCGCCGATTTTTCCTTTTGCGGCCCCGCCGCCACCTCCAGCACCAGCAGCCCCGCCGCCAGATGCCTTACTACCCGCGATCAACGGCGCGAAGGCCGTGTCGTTTGCGAATTCTGCTTTCAGCTCATCCAGCGTTGCCGCCGAGAGCTTGCCCTGCTGGTCAAGGACGACCACAACAGGCTTCCCGTCGCGCTGCTCGACGCTCAGACGGCGCTCGATGTGCGGCAACAGGGCTTTGGCGCTGCCTGGAATTGCCAGGGCAGACGCGATGTCAGTAGCGGTACGGCCCACGGTCAGATCCCGGATCTGAGTGCTCAGCGTTCCACGCTCCTGTTCCAGCATGCCGTTCAGCTCAGCTTCGCGGCGGTTGTACTTTTCAGACCAGGACTTTTCGAGCTCCTCGACGTTGCCGGACTTGCGAGCGGCTTCTTCACGCTCCAGCCGGGCCTGTTCTTCCGCATCCTTGCGAGCCTTCTCGGCGGCTTTCTTCTCGCCGAGCAGCTCTTCCACCTTCGATTTCAGGCCGGATACATCTTCTGGTTGCGGCAGGCCTTCAATACCGAGGACAAACTTGCCTTCCTTCTCGGTGTAGAGCGATTTAACGGAGTCATCGAGACCGTCAAGAGTGTCCAGCTGATATTTCAAACCCATTTGCTTGTCTCCCAGAGACGATTTGCAGGCCCTGCCCGCAGATATGAAAAAGCCGGCTCATGGCCGGCTTGGTGTTCAGTGTTCAGCTACTTGGCTTCGTGCAATTGCTGCTTGAGCGCGTAGCCCATCAGCGGCCACAGTTCCTGAGTTGCGTTCTCGATGGCGATCTTCTCGCCAATCTCGGCATTGTCGTTTGCAGACGATGCGCTGGCGGATGGACGCCCAGTCACTGCGAAACCATTCACCGTGGTCAGCACAGCCCAGCGCAGGACCTGGCCAGAGGGAGAAACGTGCTTAACGATCTCCGTATGGGCGATGTTGGCTTGCAGCTCTGCGAAGCTGACGCGCGGTGCGGTCAGGCCCTTGGCTTGAATCTCTTGCTCGATTGCTTTGTCGTTCATGTGGATCTCCAGGTTATTTGATGCCCGCCCGCTCGAACGCCAGAGGCTCAAGAGCCTTCATCTGCACAAGGGTCAGAGGTGAAAAGTTGCGATCAAGCTGCAGCTCGGAGAATCGTTCGATGCTCAGGCCGCCTTCGCGGAATAGCTTGGCGCGGACCGGGCCGATAGCCCTGTCCTGAAACGCCGCTGGCTGCTGCTGGAGCCAGTCGTAATAGCTGAGGTCGGCTCGAATCTGCTGGGCACCGCCGTCACCGATGGATGCCCGCGTGGCATCCTTGGCGAACAAGGCGCTGAAGCGCGTCACCGCCACCACCGTCGAGCGACAGTTGATGTGGATCGGAGGCCTAGGCCCTTCAGTCAGCTTGAACCGTTGCTTATCCAGCGTCCGGCACTGGCTGGTGGTCTTCGAATCCAGGGTGCTTACCCACTCCACCGACTGCACGACATCGCCGTTCTCCTTCAACGTCTCCATGCGCGCCTGGGTGGCGACGTGCTGCACTGCCGTCCGCACAATGGCGCCGGCGTTGCGGTTAGTCGTGGCCAGAATGCCGTCGTTGTACTGGAGCGCCTTTGTGCCACGGATGTTCTTGATGATCTGGAAGTTCGTCTGGCCTTCGAAGAAGCCCTGCCTGATCGCGCCTGTGAGGCGCTGCCGCTCCGTGGCGGTGAAGCCATCAATGAACGACTTGAGCAGCTTTCCGCCGTCAGCACCGCGCACACTGAGCGGATTGGTGAGGATTGCCGCCCTGATTGCCGCAGCACCTGGCACTGCCGCGTCGAACGTGACACCCGCCGGCGCTGCCCGGGTCAGGCCGGTCGCTTCAAACTCGGCCTCGTAATTGGCGATGTCCACCAGATCGAGGTTCAGCTTTTCGCTGTACCGGTCGAAGATGCCCAGCAGCAGGCTATCCACCTCGCTCAGCAGCCGCTCCAGACGGGCGACGGTATAGTCCGTCAGGTCCGCCCGGGTCAGCCGCTCGCGTATCGAGCGGTCAATTTCCTTGAGGAATGGTGCGAACTTCGCAACCTCGCCCGACTTCAGCTGCTCCAGAAACACAGCGTGCCGGATGGTAGCGTCAAGGATTGCTTGGTTTGCCGCCATTCGGAATTACCTCGTCGTCATCCAGGTCAGGTCCAGTGCCTTGCGCTTCCAGTTCGCCCCGGATTTCGTCGTCCGTCTTCTCTGGGTTGATCACGCCGCGATCACGCAGGTATTGCCAGAAGTCGCCCTCGGGCAGCTTCCCGCCTTGTACTGCGTTGAATAGCGCTGCCAGAATGGTCGCGTCCAGAGTGATCTGGCTGAAGTCTTGGTTGAGCTTGTACACCGCTTCGCCCGGAGCGTTCACGAACTCGGCCATCCAGACAAGGCACTGGCTGTACGCTTCACTGACGTTGCTCACCACCAGGGAGAGAACGCTGTGTTCGGCGGCGCTGTCGTTGTCGGCCTGGGTTGCGGTCTTCACCGCGCTGCCACGCTCGATCAGTCGGGCGCCTAGGGACACCATGTCCTGCTTCTTAGCGTCCATGGCCTCCTTTACGAGGGTGTTCGGTTCGGGCTGAGCAAACCCGCACGATCCATTGGCAGGAAGCGTCAGCGGCGCCCTGGAGCCGACATAAATACCATTCGCCTCGAGGTGGTCGCGCCACGCTTCGTCCAGGCCGGAGATCCAGAACTGTGGCTGTCCGGAAAACCAGACCGAATCTTCATAGTCCGCGCTGTTGCAGTAGTGTCCGATGTTCAGCACGGCCATGTCGTACAGCGGAGCGTCGTCGATGCTGGTGTCGTTGTTCTCGCTGCCTAGAAAGTGGAACGGGATGACCCTCCAAGGCTGACCCGCGCCGTTCAGGGGGGTGAATGGCGGGATAATCATAGCCGTCTGGCTTGTTCCTTCTTCCCACACTTCCTGGGTGTACACCCCGGTCTCGTCCAGGCGTAGCACTCGGTATTGAGTCACCTTTTCGCTGCCGAAGCCATCATCGGTATCGACGTCTACAGATTCTTGCAGCACTACCAGGCTCAGCAGGTGCTGACCGCCAACCTTGCGGGTCTTCCAGTTCCTGATTGATTCGGCTGGGTAGCTCGCAACATTTGCACGGGCGCGCCCGGCCTGCTCATCTGCCTTACTCACCGTGCCGGCCTGCACTGCTGCGTAGTCCACCAGCAAGCCGTGCCGACCAACCTCGAGCAGATGCCCGATGACCGACTGAGACTGCTGATAAACGCTCACGCCCTGCCCGTCGACGTCCGTAGCCACGTAATCCAGCGCACCGGGGACCGTCAGCGTTGGCCAGGTGCGGAACACCGCGCCAACAAGGCTGTGTTTCGTGCGCCCCGTGGCGTTGTAGTACACGGCCCGCTGCTTGTACGACTTGTACCGTTCAAGGTTCTCAGGGCTGGTGTCGTGCTTGTTGGGCCTGGGCAAATACACGTCGCCGCGCCCCTTTACCGTCTCGGAGCCCTTGCACACGTCGCGCACCAACCGCCAACGGGACTGTGCCGCGTCGTATTCCGGGCGGGTGTATGTGACGTCTGCCATTAGCGTGCGAATCCCATTTTGATTGATTTGACCGGTTTCCTGGCGCTTTTGGCGACAGCGAAGTACCGGAAGCCGTCGGAGCCGTGAGAGGTCCAATCGTGAAGCGGCTTGTCTTTCCAGCAGCCGCGCTTGTCGTCCCATTCCTTGCGGTAGTTCTCAAGGCAGGACACTCCCTGTTCGCACTTCGAGTCGTCGAATGCGCACTTGGGCAGGATCTCCCGCACCTGCTCGATGCCATCGTTGATGCCGAGCTTTGGAACGACCTGGAATGTCATGCAGTACTTCTGGCCGTCGATGTCGTAACCCTCGCGGGCCAGCTCCCGGCGAGTCTTGGCGTCACTGCCAAACTCTCGGTTATCGATGTCGTGCGGCCCCCAATGTTCGGAATAGGTGTAACCCTTGTCCTTGAGCACCTTCATGTAGTGCCGCAGGCCTTCGCCGCTGTTCTCGTAGTAGTCGATGACGTGGAACTCTTCACCGACCTGGCGCACGAACCAGATGGCCGTGGAGTCGCCGACGCCGATGTCCCAGAAGGTCATCACCGGCAGATGGCTGTTGTTCGGTATCACGCCGATGCGCTGCTGCGCGTAGAGCTTCGTCAGTTGCTGGGCGTAGTAGGCACCCTCGACCGACTGCTGGAAGGCCTCGACGGGGATCGACGGGTATTCCCGCTTCATGTCGTCGCCGAGCGTCTTCTCCTTGGCCGCATACCAGGCGCGCTGGCCGTCGTTGGTGACGATCCCGTGCTTGGCGTGCAGTTCGTTGAAGTAGTCGGTCAGGCGCTGCGGGATGACCACGTCAGTCGGGTCAAGCCAGTAGGCCTTGTTCTTCCACCAAGAGAAGAAGAAAAACTTCCAGTCCAGCAGGCCCAGGGGCACACCAGCCAGTTGCTGCCGTTCCGCGCTCTGCGAGTAATCGAAGAAGTAGCCCGCCCGGCCCTCCGCCGTCGATTCAATCGTGACGAAGCAATCGGTGGCGACAGCCTCGAATGCGCCGGTGACGATCTCTCGGGCCTTGTGGGGAAACTTGGCGCAGATCTTCCCGAACTCGGATACGTGCAGATACCGTAAAGTCCCGCCCCGGAAGGACGTTGACACGTAGAGCGATCCGCCCTTGCTGAACACAAGCTCACCAGCAGCATCGTTAGAAGCAGGGTTGGCAGCGCGTATCTCAGCAGGAAGGTTGTCATAGGCATATTTGACCTTCTCCCGGAACAGGCGCTTGGCGTCGTTGAGGGTGTGAGCGATCAGGGCGCACTTGGCCGACTCGAACAGCGCCGCGTCGAGCTGGATGATGCAGCACTCGGTTGTGAAGCCGAGCTGCCGGGCCTTAAGGATGATGTTCCGGGTGTGCATCCCGTCGAAGTATTCAATCTGCTCGTCCGTCATCCGGAAGCGGACCTTCTTGCCCTGCTTGTCCGTGATGAAGTAGAGGTTGTTCAACCGCCAGCGCTTGTCCCGGAGCAGCTTCAAGTGCTCGGGCTTCATGTCAGGCTTCCTTCGATAGATCGTCCATCAGTGCAGCCAGGTCGCTGACTGTCTTGTCGCCGGTCTCAGTGTCGAGGTTGTAGGCCTGGCGCTCACCCTTGATGACCTTGAGCTGGGCATCGACACCAGCGTTCAGGGATCGAGCGAAGTCACCGGCGTTGTCTGGGGTCACTTCCATGTCGGACAGCACGTAGCTGAGTTTGTCGGCAATGCCGCGCCACTGCGCCAGCCCTGAGCGATGAGCCAGGATGACAGCTGCAGCCTGATCGGACGCCTCTTCGATGATCTCGGCGTCGGTAACCACTTTCGACTGGTTACTTTTAGTGGTTACCGCCGTGGTTACCTTCTGCTTGGTTGCCGCTCGAACCTGGTCTGTGAGGTCGCGCTTCCAATCTTCTTTCTTTGCTCGCTTCAGGATGGTCGCGTGGCTCACACCGTGCGATTCACCTATTGCGCGAACCGAAAGCAACCCGGCCCGGTAGGCACGTTCGATTGCCTCCCAGTCGGGTTGCTTGGTTGTCATGGGAATCCTTAGTCTTGGCTGTCCAGCAACACATCAATCAGCTTCTGCTCACCCAGGCGCATCGCACCCAGGCATTGCAGGTCATCGCACTTGGGGCCGAGGCCAAACACGGTCACCTCTCCCTTGGCGCCGATCAGGGTCAAGGCGCCTACAGTGCACTCGGGATGCTCACCGGCATCCAGGTCATCGGCGATCTTGCGCAGGGTCTTGGCAGCATCGCGCCAGTCCTCCCGCTTGAACTCCAGAACCTTGATGGTCATTTGGTCACCTGCTGCAGCCACTCTTCAATAATCCGCTGCACAACGGGCTCAGTCAGGATTGAGGACGGCTTGTCGCCGGCGATCACCGATTGAACCAGGGCGTGCGGGATTACGTGGACACCATCACTGGCTACCACCATCAGGTGCGGGCGCTGGTCGGCAATGTCGTGGATGGTCGCGGTCATTCCCTACTCCAATGCAGCGCCACGATTTGGCGCATCCGAAAACGTGGCGCGGATTACTTACCCCGCCGCTCGACACCGCCAGGTGCCTTGTTACAGTTCAGGCAGTGCTCGCAGTTCAGCGTCCGGCACAGCCAGACCTTCACCCGCTGCCAGTAGGTGACCATGAAGATGTGCCGAGCACCGGCCAGGGCCAGGGACACATGCAACGTCAGGCCGGCACTGGTCGGGCCGAAGAAGATGTTCTGGCTGCGCGCCATAACGACGAAACCGCTGATGGCGATCGTCGAGTAGATCAGCTTCCCGAGGATGCCGTCCCTCACCTTCCCGCTCAGTACGCACCAGGCAGCCCACAGCGCGATAAGGCCGCAGGCGATGGAGTTGATCAGTTCAAGATTCATGGTGGATTGCCTCCCCCGAACCGCTGGCGTATGAGCGCCCAGAGGTCAGCGGATTTGATGGCTCGATTGATGGCCGCCAGGAGCGAACCGCCGAAGGCACCCAGCAGGAAGCCGATGCCGGCGACGATCTTCGGCTCGGTGACGCCCAAGTAGGTGCTGACCATGCTCGTGAGGTAGATCGAGCAGGCCATGCCGGTGATGAGGAAGATCATCCAGGCACGCCAGTCGTTCAAGTCGTCCTTGTGCCACCAGCTCGCAACAACGGCCCCAATGAGGCCCGCAATCAACAATTCGAACCTGTCGATCTTGTCGAGCAGGCGCTGTAGATACTCCATGCGCTCGACTCCGTGGGGCATGACTTGGATTAGAACGGCCCCAGCAGCACTCCCAGCTCGGAGCTATGGGTGTGGTGGAGCCGAAAACGAAAAGGCCCCGATTAATGTCGAGGCCCTGAATAGGTGTGCGCGTCTTTCCGCGCTGTCTGCCGAAGACGATCCAGGTGTCGACGCCCCAATGCATCGATCTCGCCCTTACTGTCTCGCGCCACTCCACAAGCATGTGAGGTCAGAGTGCGCGGGCTGCCGGTGTTGATTCCGTACGTCGCACTATCCGGCTATCGACGTCCAGGCCTTCCCGAGGGCTGTCCTGGCTACAGGTGAAACTCAGGTAATAAAAAACCCGGCGCGATGGCCGGGTTTTATTGGATCAGGGATTAAGTTGCCGAAGGCAAAACTCTAACAGTGGCGAAATCATGCCACGAGCCGCACGGGAACGCAATAGGCCCTCATGCGGCCTCGCGCATTTCATAAATTACCGCTGCCACAGGGCTCAGTGCTCGCCGGTCCAGATCCTCGCAGCACTCGAATATCAGTTGCAGTACGCCACCCCAATCCCGCTCCCAGTTGCACGACTCCAAGCGCACTTCATAAACCTGCCACATCCACGCCCGGAACTTCTCGGCGTTGGCCAGCGGGTCTTCGTTGGACGACTGGCCGCCTTGGTGCATGTGCTGGTAGCGGCGCATCACGCCCTTCACGACGAACTCCAGCTTCTCGCGCTTGGCCGCCGTCATGCGTGGCGACCGACTCTGCACCATAAGGAACACCACCTCTTCCGCCGCCTCAC